TTGGTATCTGCCCAATGCAGGCATGGGTGCAGGCGTTTATCCAAATAACCCTAATCAAACTGGAGCCGCAGTCATCGTCAGCACAGGTTATGTAGTGGACCTACTATATAGATAACACCAAACAGTCTTGCGGTTTGTTGACGAATCTGCTACAATGTAGCAATGCTTGATATACTGCAATATTTGCCCGCAAAACGAAAGCCCAGCCCGCAAGGATGGCTCAGTTTCAATGCGATATGTTGCACTCACAATGGCAACAGTCCGGATCGGCGTGGACGCGGCGGCATCAAGGTTACTGAAGCGGGTTGGAGCTATCACTGTTTCAACTGCTCTTACACAGCCAGTTTTGTGTTAGGGCGCACAGTCAGTTTCAAAGCTAAAAAATTACTAGGATGGATGGGTGTTCCAGACAACGAGATTGACATGCTCAATCTCGAAAGTCTACGTCATCGTAGTATTCATGGTATAATAGAAGATCGACAAAAGACCTTCAATGCATTAAGCGATATTAAATTTGAAGAGTTTGACGATTTTCCGCCATTTGCTGAAGTGGTTACTCCGGAATTTCCCTTATACTGGGATTACATTCGCAAAAGAAAAGTGCCCGAATACTTTCCAGTAATGACATCAATCAAGACCGACGGTGTTCATTGGACCAGACCCTATGTGTTGATTCCTTTTACCTACAACGACCGAGTGGTAGGCTGGACTGCTAGATTTTTAGACGATAAAATACCCAAGTATATCAATCATAGTCAACCTGGCTATGTGTTTGGCATAGATCTGCAACAGGCCAACTGGCAATCGGTGATTGTGACCGAGGGTATCTTTGATGCACTCAGTATCAGTGGTCTGGCAGTGATGCACAACACCATAAGTGACGGCCAGGCAAGACTGATTCGTAGCCTAGGTAAAGAAGTCATTGTGGTGCCAGATCAAGATCTAGCAGGTGTGGAATTGATTAATTGTGCTGTGGAATTGGGATACAATGTAAGCATACCTGAGTGGCCAGCGGGCTGCAAAGATGTCAATGATGCTGTGATAAAATTGGGCCGACTAGGAGCCCTGCTAACTATAATGCAAGCACGAGAAACTAGCCGAATTAAAATAGAACTAAGGAAGAAACAACTTGTTAAAAGATTACGGACTTGACGTCCAACGCTTATTCTTAGAAATGATGTTGCAGGACGCAGAAAGTTATGTGCGTGTTCAAAACATTTACAATCCAGAAAACTTTGATCGCAGTTTACGAGTTGCGGCTGAGTTTATAGCCCGGCACAGCGACCAACACAAGACACTACCTACCGTAGAACAAATCAGTGCCGGCACTGGTGTTAAACTCAATGTCATTCCAGACTTAAACGAAGGACACTTTGAGTGGTTCATGGATGAGTTTGAACAGTTTACTCGTAGGCAAGAACTGGAGCGAGCAATTTTAAAATCAGCTGACTTGTTGGAAAAAGGCGAATACGATCCTGTAGAAAAATTAATCAAAGATGCGGTACAGATATCACTTACTAAAGACATGGGCACAGATTACTTTAGTGATCCTAGTGCTCGCATTAACCGATACTTCAACTCGGGCGGGCAAGTAAGCACGGGTTGGCCACAAATGGACAAGATCTTGTATGGCGGATTCAGTCGCGGAGAACTGAACATTTTTGCAGGTGGATCTGGGTCGGGCAAGAGTCTTGTTATGATGAACATAGCCTTGAGTTGGTTGCAGGCCGGGCTCAGCGGTGTGTATATCAGTTTAGAATTGAGTGAAGAACTGTGTGCATTGCGAACTGATGCCATGTTGGCCGGAATGAGCACCAAAGAAATTCGCAAGGATATTGATCAAGCCACACTCAAAGTTAAATTGGTGTCAAAGAAAACTGGACAGTATCGTATCAAAGCCTTGCCAGCACAAAGCAACATCAACGACATTAGAAGTTATATCAAAGAAGTGCAAGTGCAGACCGGAATCAAGGTAGACTTTATCATGTGTGACTATTTGGACTTGTTGATGCCGGTTAGTGCCAAGGTCAGTCCTAATGACCTGTTTGTCAAAGACAAGTATGTGTCAGAAGAATTGCGTAACTTGGCCAAAGAACTCAATGTGTTGTTTGTAACAGCAAGTCAATTGAATCGTAGTGCTGTAGAAGAAATTGAATTTGACCATAGTCATATTTCCGGTGGTATCAGTAAGATTAATACTGCTGACAATGTGTTTGGTATCTTTACAAGCAGGGCTATGCGTGAGCGCGGTAAATATCAGATACAATGTATGAAATCGCGTAGTAGTACGGGTGTAGGACAAAAGATCGATCTAGACTACAACATTGAAACTATGCGTATCACCGACCCGGGTGAAGAAGCCGGTCCAGTTAATAGTTTTGCCAAGGGCAACCTGCTTGACAGCATCAAGGCAAAAAGCACAATGGTTAATCGAGAAACTGTAGACGCTGATACTGGTGAGATTGGACGAGTTACTGCCGATGTGCAAAGTGCTAAACTAAAACAATTACTAGGGCAAATCAAGGCTAATTAATGAAAAAAAATATTTACTGTCCAATGATTCATGGTGGACTTAATATTAATTTAAAAGCGCAACAGGGCGGGTTGACTATGAACCAATGTTGCTTGAGTAGCACTAAATTGACTATGCCTCAAGACGTAAAAAATTTGTGGCAACATAAAAAATTAAAACATAATAGAGAACTCAACGATCAAAATATATGGCTAGATGACTGTTGGCAGTGCGAACGTGTAGAAAGTGCCGGAATAAAAAGTTTTCGCGAGTCCATGATTGAAGGTCTTGGGAGTAAAAAAAATTTATCAGGTCCGCAACGTATTGATTTATTGTTTGATCGTAGTTGCAATTTAGCGTGTAGAACGTGCGGCGCACATGCCAGTACCTTTTGGGAAAAACATTTACGTGATAACAATTTATCTGTTGTTAAATTTCAACCAACTGACAATCTTGCCACCATAAAAGAAGTGTTGACAAATCTGGATCTTAGTAATTTAAAACAGGTACAATTTTGCGGTGGCGAAACCCTATTGGGTAATACCTATTGGGAAACTGCTCGACTTATTGCAGATTTAGTCCCCAATGCCAAAGACACGCTGTTGCTAGGATTTCAAACAAATGCAACACAACCAGTTCCTGCCAAATATCATGATTTGATAGAAAAATTTAAATTGGTCAAGTTTATGGTCAGCCTTGACGGCACCCACGATAGATTTGAATATCTACGCTGGCCAGCCAATTGGAATCAAGTTGTTGATAATATTTTTACTATACGAGAAAAAATTCCCAGCAATGTAATGTTTTATATCCAAGAATGCACAAGTAATTTGAATATGCTTTATTTTGGTGAAGTTAAAGACTGGGTATCAAAACATTTCAACACCAACCGTGAAGGCGATCAGTCTGACTATTCTACACAGTTGGCTATACACAGTTACTTGGATGTTAATGTAATTACTACTGAATATTTTGACGCTATAAAAAATACCGAAATGGCTCAGTTTTTACAACAAGGGTGGCAGGAAAATCCAGATAAAATCAATGAATTTATTAGAGAAACCGAAAAGTTTGACAAAATACGCGGGCAAGACTGGAAAAAAACATTTCCAGAAGTGGCAAATTTTTATTCTAGATATTTCAAATAAATAATAAAAAGGTTCTGGCCCAAAATGCAAAAGAAAACTCGCAGTTTATTAGAAGAATTAGACTCAATGTATATTGAGCGCGATCAGCGACATGTCATTGAAAACCGCGCATCTAATGTGATAGCCAGTGCTATACGCCTGTTGGAGCAAATTGACGCCAGTTATACCGCTGAAGATGCTCAAAATCTACAGCGTAAACTGATCAATGCTATCAATCAGCGTGACCCAGCCAAATTTACTCGAACAGTGAGACGAACAGATGCAAATTCATGAAATAACAATTAAGAACAAAAACGCTCAATTAAATGAAGGCGTAGGCGATGCAATCGGCGGAGCCGCAGGACAAACAGTTTCTGGCATAAAATCCGTAGGAGCTGCTATTGCTAGTCCGTTCAAAGATATTGCTTCGGGTTACCAAACAGGTCGTGCTGATCAAAAAACCGCGGCTGTAGCAGACAAGTTTCAACGAGCATGGCAACAGTATGCTATACAGTGGGCCAAGAGCAATGGTGGTCAATATACTGCACCGGGTGCAGGCGCAGCGCCTGCACAACAAACTCCTGCACAACAAACCCCCGTTGGACAACCGACTACTGCACCCACAGCTGCCGCACAAAAATCCGGTGCCGCCGCAGGTGGTATGCAAGCATTGTATTCAACCATACAGTCACTAGACAACAAGGCTTTGAATGGTGTGGCCAAGCTATTGTCACAAAAGGTGGGTCCAGCAGCTACTATGGCTGCATTAAAGACTCCTGAACCCGGTGCACCAATGACTGAAGCTCAGTTGAATGAACTGGGATGGAATGATATCAAAGCTGGAGCGCAAAAATTTGGCGCTGGAGTCAAGTCAGCATATCAAGCTGCAGCCCCGGTGGTGCAGAAAGCCTATCAAACAGCCAAGCCACTTGTCAAACAAGCAGTCAAAACCGGTGTGAACGCCATCAAAGCCGCACCTGGTGCAGTGGCCACAGCCGCTGGCGGCACTGCTGGTGCCATTGCTGGCATGCCTGCTAGAGCCAGCACAGCCTATCGTGCCAGCAAGGCCACAACCAGTGGTCCCAAACTGACTATGCAAGAATTGCAGTCAGCCTTGTTCAAGCTGACGCCTGCACAGTCACAAAAATTATATGCATTTGTTCAGCAGGTGCAGGCTGCTCGCAAGGCCGGTATCAAAGAAGGCATCATGCCTGCTACCTTGTTGCCCGATTATGAAAATGCTTTGAAAGCATTTGTGCAGAAAAACATGTTGGCTGGTATGCAATATAGCCGATTACAAAATGCCAATCAGATCGATGACATAATTAGCAAAATGGTGGACCCTGCTAACGATAGTGCATCGGCACAAAAGGATCTTTGGAACAAATTAACTTTGGCCTCATCAATAGCACAACATGCTCCGGCAGGCGGTGCTGCTAAACCACAACCTGGACAAACAGGTCAACAGGCCACAAGCGCACAACCGGGTCAACAACCAGCAGGTGGCCAACAGCAAGCTGCTGGCGGTGGCGAAAGTGCCGAAGAATTAAAACAGACGGTTGCCCAGGCCCTTGGCAAAAATCTCCAGGCTGCCGCTGCCGCTGGAGCATCTATACTTCCTTTCACAAACAATGATAAAAATGTCGGTAGCACAGGTGTTCCGGCAGTTGACGCCTTGTTGATGAACATGGGCTTTAACCCGCAATGAACATCCTAGAAGGCGGCAATGTATTCAAGAACGCCAAAGGGCAGGCCGTAACACAACGCATCAATCAGACTGATGTTAAGCCCACACTGGCTTGGCTTGAAGAATTAGTACCTGGATTGGATTTACAAAGCAACACATTAGGATCTACTGGCATCAAGGACACATCAGGGGACCTAGACATTGCTGTAGATGCCAATACTGTTACCAAAGAACAACTGGAAGCAAGACTCCGACAGTGGGCCGCCAGCCACGGATTCAAGCCAGAAGATTATGTTAAAAAGTCCGGCACCGCGGTACATTTTCTTACACCCATCAATGGAAATCCTGCCCGTGGATATGTTCAAACAGATTTCATGTTGTTAAAGAACGTGCCTTGGTCAAAATTTGTGTTGGGCGCAATGCCTGCTGATAGCAAATACAAAGGCCGTGAACGCAATGTGTTGATGAACAGTATAGCCAAAAGCATGGGCTACAAACTGAATCAAATAGCCGGTATTGCTGATCGCAACACCAATGAAATTATTACTGACAATCCAGATCAAGTGGCCAAGATGTTGCTGAACCGAACAGCTACACGGCAAGATCTAGCGTCGGTAGAAAACATATTACAAGCACTCAGCACAGATCCCAAGCGTGAAGCTAAACTGGCCGACTTTCGTCAGCACATGGAACGCGAAGGCCTGCCATTCTTAGAAAGTGCCGAACTGTATCGCCCAGTATCAGACGTTCACTTCCTAGCACGTCTACGTGATCGTATTGTGAATCAAGGCATGCAGGTCATTGTGGAAGCCGAAGTGCAAGGCGGTCGTGCCAAGGGTATTGAACACCTTGAAGACTACGTGTTCCGCAACGGCAGTGCCGGCATTAAAAAAGCCATGGACATTGTGAAACACACTGCCGCTGATACTGGCAAGACCACCACAGTCAAGTGGGATGGCAAACCAGCACTAATATTTGGCCGCAATGACAATGGAACATTTATCCTAACAGATGTGTCAGGATTTGGAGCCAAAGGTTACAACGGCTTGTTTACTAGTCCTCGACAAGTGACACAACACCTGGCCGCCAGAGATGCTGATGCAGCCGCATTGGGTAAACCGGCTACTCGTGTTAGAGATCTTGCGCCAATTTATAATAAACTATGGAACATGTTGGATGCCGCTGTTCCGCCAAACTACAGAGGTTTCGTTCAAGGCGACCTGCTGTATATGACAACTCCTCCATTGGAGGCTGGCAACTATGTGTTTACACCCAACACTATAGAATACAAAATTCCAGCCCGTAGTGATGTGGGCAAACGCATTGGTGACAGTGAAGTTGGCATAGCCATGCATACCCGGTATGCCGAACCTGGTGCTCCAAAAGAACCCATTGGCACGGTTCCTTTCAAACGTGTTGAAGGATTGTTGTTATTAGAGCCAGTCTACGCCAAAGAAAATGTTCGACCAAACAAAGAGTTAACACAACAACTCAAAACAGTGTATAGCAGTCAAGGCGCCGCAATTGACCAACTGTTTAACCCAGCAGAACTTCGTACGCTACAAATTACTGACTTGCCCAAGTTGTGTATAGATTACATTAACAGTAGAGTGGGCACTGGATTTGACAACATGTTGGCTGACTTTGGCCCTTGGTTGCAACAGCGTGTCACACCTAAAAAGTTCAAGAATATTGTTGAATACCTACAAAGCCCACGTAGCAATTTGTCAGGTATGGCCGCAGCATTCACTGCTTGGGGCCTACTACACGATATCAAAATGGATGTGCTACAGCAGTTAGATCTACAGCACCCGGGACAAGAAGGTTGGGTTATGGCCACTCCGGCTGGTATAGCCAAGGCTGTGAATCGTCTTGCCGGTGGATTTACTGCGGCAAATCGAGAAATAAACAATCCAGAACTGGTGGCTAACTCCTGATTTTTGCCAAAAGGTATAAATAAAAGTAGGCCCACAGTGGCCATATACTAAGGAGATTTAAAAATGGCTTATATTACTAAAGTTTCTGGTGGTTCACAACCAGTATTCGCAACCGACGTATTGAATGGTAATGTTGCTCCAACAGCAGCAATGAACGTTCAAGGTCCAATTCAAGTAGCAGGTCCCAAGTTAGACTTTTTCAGCATTACAGCTAACGGTAACGTGTCGCTTCAAGGCAGTGTTAATGGTTATGTTGCTAACGTGTTGCAAGCAGTTCAACAAACAGCTACAGTTTCTATGTACCAAGTGGCTGCCAACGGCACCACAATCAGTTTTGGTGTTTACCCAGCTGGTGCATACACTAGTGCTACATTTGTTGCCGCTGTTCAAACAGCCAACACAACAACCATTGGTGTTCCAACAGGAAACGTTTCTACCACAGCTTCGTTTACAAACCTTGCATAATTGAGTTTTTGCATAAAACATCAAACCTGCTTCGGCAGGTTTTTTGTTGACTATTTTTGCTGACATAAATATTATTGTAGCAACAGCTACAGCTCGTGTTTAACACACATACACACAAAGGAGAAAAATATGAGCAAAACACCTTATGAGATCCGTCTCGAACTTCTCAAAATGGCTAACGAAATTCTTGTGACGCCAGTCTTCCAAAAACGTCAATCAATGACCGATGAGTATCACTCTAAGTTGACTGACGCCAATCGAGGAACGCTTCCTTTTCCAACTTTACCGGATTTTCCGTCTAGCACAGACATTGTGAGCAAGGCTGAAGAACTCAAAAAGTTTGTAGATCAAGCGTAAAAATAAAAGCCCCGAAAGGGGCTTTTTTGTTGACTTTATTGTGGGTGTTGTTGCAACGACTTAAATAATAGATCATGATGGTCAGCAAAATAACAGAACTAACAGTATTTGAAAGCCCTGACGGTGGCAGGACGGTGTATGCTCGTAACTCGGGTTCTGCCAAACGAGAACTGCACTGGCAAGATCCCAAACTGCGACAAGAACTCAGAGAGCTGGAACGGTCAAAAC